CCGCCTCGCTCGAGTTCATGAGCGTCTCGAGCTTTGCCGTGTTCGCCACGGTTTGAACGGCGGTCCGAACAATAGCCTCCGCTTCCCGTTTCGTGACCTGCAGTACCCCGTCGTTATAATTCTGAGCTTTCGTCCCGCGGATCCGGCGCGCGAGTTCGTCAACGCCTTCCCCGAGGAACATTCCCTTTTGAATCTCCCCGTTGAGGAGGCGCGTCGTTTTATCCGCCTGGGAACTCCACCATTTTTCCATAGGGTTCCCCTCGAGAACCGGGCCCTTGACGATATTGCTCACTTGCGCCCCGGAGAGTTGCATCGGTCCCACCGATACCCCGAGAGCTCCGGAGAGATCCGCGACGGTCTTTTTCGTCGTCACCTTCGCGACGCCCTCGAGATCGGTCTCGTTCGTTTTCCCGATCTCCTTATAGATCCCTTTCACCTGGGATTGCAGAGCGGTGAGGGTAGCCTCGAGGCCGGCCTTCTTACCGGGAGACAGGTTCGCCTTGTTCTTTTCGAGGGTGCCGATTATGTCCGCCTCGAGCTCATTGAGCGCGGCGAGGGTTTTCGCCCTCATGCCGGCCTCGACGCGGAGGAGGGAGATCTGATATCCCGTCGCGCGATCGTCGAGGTAGTCGTCAATTTCGGCCATGAGACGTTACTCCGCGGAGTTGCCGGGATCCGGATCCGTCGGAGGCGGCGGCGTGACGGGTTTCTGTAACAACGCGGCCTCCTCCTCGTCCGCGGTCCATTGATCCTTGTAAAACTCGCCTTGCTCGAGTTGATAAAAGAACGTCTGCCATGAAATAGCCCCGCTCTGATAGGCGGCAACGAGAGCGGCGAGGGTAGGTCCGTCGATCTTAGAAGCGACGAAATCGGTATTGAGGACGATCGTATTCCCCTCCGCGAAGTCCTCGACTTTCTTGTCCTTCGTGCCCTCCCACCATGCCGCGATTTTGAGACAAGCGCTCATCGTCGCGGAGACTGCTTCCGAGATATTGACGAGGGACGCCTGTTCGGAGTTGCTCCGGAGTTGCACGGTCCCGAACGCCTCCGCCTCCGTCTTTTGCGTCTCGAGCATTCGGGCCCCGAGCATCGCCATTTGAGATTGCTTCTCGCTCATCGCCTTCTCGAGGGCGGTGAGGCCTTGACCGGTGAACTCGATAAACCCGGCCTTTGCGTCGACTGCTTCCGAGACCCAGGCGCGGGAACTCCCGAGAATGAGCTCCGTCCCCGCATCGAACCCGGCGGCGTAGGGTGTCGGGATCCCGCAAACGTGACGACCGTTCTCGATATCGGCGGAGGTCTGGTAATGGGAAATATTGACGTCGGCGAGATCGCTGAGCGGTGAAATCGCCACGTCGCAACGGTTCCCGTCAATCCCGTGAAACACAAAAGGGATCCAGTCGAAAGTCCCGCCCCGGTGCTTCATTTCCACGGGAGCGAGTTTCGGCGTGATCGATCCGTTCTTGACGGTCCATTTTTCGACGACGCAAATGTTCGACTCCGCCTCGAGGCGATATTCGGAGATTGTCTCCTCGACGGTGTGAGTCCCGTATCCCGGCGCCCCGTCCGGTCCGGCCGCGGGATCGCGGATTACCCCAAACTCCCGGAGCTTCAATCGGGAGAGTTTCATCCGGCCTCCGATCCGGCGTTCCTCCCAGTCGATAATATCCTCCGCGTGATAGAACGCGAAATAGAATCGCTTCTCCTCCTCACTCCAATCAACGAGGGTTCCCGATCGCCCCAGGGAGCTAGTCTCCTCCGTGACGGTCCGGAGGTAATCGTTGAGGGTGCTCCCCTTGAGATCAACGTCCCCGAAACGCGACTCGACGGTTTCGTCGACCTGTATTGTCGGCGTTTTCCTCATGATCAAACCGACGCCGGCCTCCCGGGTGCGCCGGGTGCCGTTGAAAAAGAGGGCCCGCATTTTATAGGCCTCGTACTCCTCGTTGCTCTGATCATAGAGGCGCGGGAGATACTTTTCCCCGCGCTCCTTGACGAACCTACTTCCCTGAATCACGTCCCGGATTTTCTCCCACTCCTCGATTGCAAACAGATAATCCGGGTGCGTCGTGATCTCGGAAATTGTCCCCCCGTCGACGCGTAGGTGATTGAATCGATAGAATGCCATGGCGGGGAGGATATCGTCACGCCTGCCTCCCGACAAGCGGGAAAGCAATGGGATCACTCCTCACCCGCCCGGGCGGCCGCGATCCGGTTCTCGACCTTCTTCTCGACGTTCTCGAGGAGGTGATCGGTCCGGCGGTTCCACTCCGCGATTGACGTGCTCATTTCGCGAACGCATTTCCGGAGGAACTTGATCTCTTGAACCCCGTCCTCGCTTATGAGCTCCGGAGCGACCTTCGCAATAAACCGATCGACGTTCATCGTTTCGTAACGTGTCACGCCGTCGGGATCAATGTTCCGCATTTCGAGCCATCGGCGAATCGGATCGAGGATCTCGAGACGCTGTTTCATCGCGATCACCTGAGCGGCCGCGGCGTCGATCCGGGCCCTCACGCCTTTCGAGACCCGATATCCGAGTTCTTTGTCGGCGGCCTCGCCGGCGAGCCACGTTTCCCAGTAGGCGCGACGCTCCTCCGGTGTCTCCGCCCCGAGAGGTCCGTTGACCTTCTTGTAGAACTGGCGGTGTAGCAGTTGCCGGAAAACGCGCGCGGCGGCCTCGTCGCGGAGGTCCCGGCGCGGCGCCTTCTTGCGAATGTAGAGGACCTTCCCGTTTTTGCTCGTCTCGACCCATCCCGCGGCGTCCGGGATTTCGCTCCGGTCCTTGATGACTCCCGGAGCGGTGACAAACCAGAAATGAGTACACGATTCGAGGTAGTCGGGCCATTTGTTGTCCTTGATGAAATCGGCCCGGGAAACCTTGACCTCGCAAATATGCACGTCCGGCTTGCTCCATGAGGCGGCAACGGCGATGAAATCGGCGCGTTGCCCTTTCTTCCCGACTTGAACCTCCGCGTCGACGTAGTGATCGCGGCCGTATTTCCCGCGGAGGAGGTTGATCAATGTTTGAGCGTGCATCCCTTATTTTTCCTTGCCGCGGATCGTCGCGGCGCCTTTAAAACGACCTTTCCCAGGCAATGAATCTCGCCGGTGTCAACGTTCCCCCATCGGCGCGCGAAGGCGGCCCGGGCGCCGGCGTAGTCCGCGGCGATCACGGTGTCCTCGATCTCATAGAGGACGATCTCCTCGTCAACGTACGCGTCGAGAGGGAGGAGACCCATGCCGGTTTGATAGTCGAGAGGGTTCCGGAGGTGACACCAGTCGCGGCAATAGAACGCCCATCGGTAGAGCGGCGGATCCTCGAAAATGCTCAGTCCGGCGAACGGATCCGGTCCACTACGCAAAATTGCGCATTCGGGTTTGCGGCGTTTCCTCATTCCTGAAAAGAATGATAGAGCTCGTCGCCGTTGTCGATCGCTTCCCAGTCGAGACGGTAGTCCTCGACGGCGCGAAAGAAGGCCTCGGAGAAACCGAACGGTGTCGCGGATCTCGCGTTTTTGGTTTCCGCACTCGCGCCCCCCAGGCGCATTAACCATGATCCCGCGGCGCATACCTTGACCGGTTCCTCGCGACGCTTCTCGAGCTCCGGAAAGTGCCCCCATAGGACGGTTTTTTTCGTGTAGAGATTGCGGCGCTTCGTGAGCTCGATCTCCGAGGCGGTGATCGTATCCCAGGCGGCGCGGAGTGCCTTCTCGCGAACGCTCGCCTCGAGGTCGTCGTCCCCAGGGAGGCGGTCAACGTATCCCGCGAAGTCGCACGGATCGAAGGTGAAGCGCTTCAATCCCTTGAGGGCCTCGACGACCTTCTCGATTCGCCCGGGAGGGTTCTCGAGGGCCCAAAAGTCGGGCTTGAGAAATTCGATCGTTCGAATCCCCTGCAGGACGAGTTCCGCGGCCGCGGCGGTCCTTCCGTCGGCGTCCTTGTCGTTCCACCATCGCGCCCCCGAGACGGTGAACTCCGTGCAGGGAGGCGCAAGGATCACGCCGTCGACGGTGCCGTCCCCGAGGACGTTGTCGATAAGGTATTCGCACGAAAAGTCCGAGATATCGGTCCCATGCTGCAAATCGACCTGAATCACGTCCCATCCGGCATGCCAAAAGGGAGCGCTCCATTCGCCGGTATAATCGAAAAGGGAGAGGAGGGTTCTCATGCGGCCGGCGTAAATTTGAAGGCGTTGAGGGCGGCGACGAACTTATGTGCCTCCGGTTTGAGATACTCTTTCGAGGAAAACCAGTTGAGGGCCTCGATCCGAACGAGTTCAATCGCGTTGAACCTCGAGTAATGAGGCGCGGAGAACGTCCTCGAGGGACAAAACCCTGTGCCCTCGTTCGGTGCGTCGAAATGTTGTCCGACGTACCACGCCCCGCCGTGATAGGCGAGTTCGGCCGCGGCGCGGTAGCGCTTCATTTCCGCGAGGACGATCTCCTCCGCATCGATGAAAACCCCGTGATCGTTTTCCCTTGAGTCTGTCATAGTCTGCGCGCGCACTATGCGCCTTTTCCGGTCCGTGATCAATAGGAAAAACTGAAACGTGACGTCACGTCACATTGCCCCCAGGGAGCGACGCGGATCATTCGTCGCGTAGCTTCTCGATATCTTTCGGCGAATGCGTCGTGTGTCCCCAGGCCTTGAGGAACGCCCCGACAAGGCTCATGACGCTTTGCCGGCGGCGATGAAAGTTCGTCACGCGCGCGTTGCGGTCCTTGAGGGTGTATTCGGCCCTCATTCGCCCGGTGTAGTTTCCGACGTCGGCGGTCCCTGTGCCATCGTTGACGATATCGATCGACCCGAGGACCTTTCGGCGCGGGGACGACTCGTCTCCGCCGGGAATGAGTTCAACGGTTACTCTGATCATGATTCGCGGGGGAGGTCCTGTGACCGGGTTTCGATATCGGTGAGCTCCTTTTCAATGAAATCGATCACGTCTCGACGCGAACTAAAGGAGCATTGTGAGCGGCCGTAATTCCATTGCAGGGTGTAGCGGCCGGCGGCCGGCGTCGCGATCGCGTTGACGGAATCCAAAAGGACGCCCCCGGAGACGCCCTCGACCTTTACCATGACGGAGTGTCCTCCCATGACCCAGGCGCCGGAGCGGGTTCTCGTTACGGTCCCCTCCCGGAGCGGATCAATGAGTTTATAGCGAATGACCGGAGTCCCGACGTCGTGTTTCTCGTTCCACGCGGCCGCCTTCTCCTCGAGGGTTTTAAGGTTCGGTTTGCTCATCGTTCCCCAGGTAGGTATTGCCAGTGTTTGACGTGAACTCCGCGGCGCCCGTCGTCCGTTGCCCAGTATCCGGCATGCGGCGCCGGGTAGTGATGAAAGCGGCCGATATCGATTCTCCCCTCCTTTGTCATGACCGCAACGCGGCGACTCCACCGTTCGGCGAGGACGGTGATCCCGGGCTCGTCAAGGAGTGCCGGCGGAGGATCCTCGCCGTCTTTCCAGTCGGAGGCCTCCTTGATCATCGCGACGACGATCCCGAGGGCATCCTCGATCGAGTCCGGGAGACTGGCGTACCCGTCCGCGAACCGGTCCTCCGGGAGCAACGCGAGGATTCCCTCGATCGCGAGGGCCTCGTCACGGGTGCGTGCTCCCGGGAGGAGCTCGTCGGCGTCGGCGTCTTCCCATTCGAAGGGTTGCGTCATCCATGACTCGTAACGCTCCTCGACCGTCTGAGCGGCCCGGGGAATGTGTTCCCATTCGGAATAGCAGTTCGTGACCCGGCGACTCCCGGGAGCGAACTTGACGACGATATCGCCGACGGCGCCGGCGTGACGGTAGGTCCCCGCGGTGTCGGCGATCTCGACGACGACGCCCCGGCAAACGCTCCCGGGTTTCTCCGTTCGAATGACGCTCCCGATCCGGATCGGGACGCCGGCGCGGTCAACGATCGGGATCTCGATCGTCTGAGTAATGACGTGAGGAGCAAGATCACTCATGATTCGCGCCCTCCCTTTTTTTCGTCCATTTCGAGGGCGGCGGCGAGGATCTCGATCGCGGCCATAGGGTTCCCGTCGGCATTCGCGTTTTTCGCCATCGCGATTGCTCCCGAGAGAGGGCTCGTTGTCTTGAGGCGGCGCATTGCCTCGCGAACGAATTCCTGCAGGCGTTCCGATCGTTCGGGCCATGCGTCCCCGTGTAGGAGTTTCACCGCCCCGGCGGATTCCATGAGGGTTTGAATCGTTTTGCCGATATCGCGGCCTGAGTCTGAGATAATGATCATGATGCGTTGAAAATTGATTTGATGATATCGAGGGCGGCCCGGAGCATCGGGATCCCGTTCGCTCGCCAGTCGGCGACGACAAGAACTCCCGAGAAAAACCCGATCACGATCGTCGCGACGGTGTAGGCGATGATCTCGAGCCATTTCGTGACCTTCTTGCTCATCGGTTGCGGCCTTTCCGTTTCGATTTGTGCGACCGATCGCCGGCGCGGTGATTCGATATCGACCGGATCGATCGACGGCGGAGGATCTCCGCTTTGACCGCGGCAACGAATCGATCGGTTTCCTCCCCCTGGGGGAGCTCGCCGGCGTCGTAATCCTTCGCGATCCGCTCGAGAGACTTCTGAGCGATCTTTCGGAGGTTGACGCGAACGCTCTTTTTCGGCGGATCCGGCGGAGGCGGAGTCGCCCCCACTTGATAGGCGGCGCGCTGTATTGCCTCGAGGCTCAACGGGTTCAACGCGGCCTCGCTTGATTCCCCGATCACGATGACTTTGCCCCCGAGGACGTCCTCCGGTGCGGGTGTCCCGAGGAGACTGTTCGCTTGCACGGGGATCGCGTCGGGAAAGGTCCTCCGGTCAACGATCACCCCGTCGGGTGTTACCCCGGCGAACCCGGATTTGATGAGTTCGACTTTCGCCTCGAGGACGGCAAGGCGGTCCTCCGTAGCCTTCAAATTTTCACTGTTCATAGTATCCTGATCTTTCTCGTTCTGCTTCCTGTGCCCAAAATTCCGCTTCGTCCCGGTTCCGCTGTGCCGCGGCCTCCTCGAGGGCGGTGAATCGCCTGATTTGCTCCGGTGAGCGCGTGAGACCGTGCGCGTCGTAACATTTCGGATCCCCTACGGCGCCGCACGTCGGGCACTCGGGACAAATACAGTCGTCGACGACCGTCGCGCAAACGTAACAAATGCCGTCGTCGTCGTCGCCTGGGACGCTCGAGCATCCGGGAGGGTAACTTGATGCCATTACAAGGGCCCTCCCTTCTCCGCGCTCTCTCCGGTGATCCCGGGATACCCCTCCTTGAGATCGAGGTCGATTCGCTGAGCGACGGCGATCCGTCCGAGGAAATCCTCCTGTCCGCGTCCTTCGCTTTCCTCGAGCATCTTGCGCCGCTCCGACGGCGCGGCCCGCCTCACAAGTTCGACTGCCCATGCGTGAAGGCTCATGATCGGTTTCCCGAGTCCGTAAACGGTTCCGTCGAGTTCATCCGTTGCGAGAGTGTATTCCGCCCCAGTCTGGACGCTTCGAACGACGTCGCCGGCGCGAAACTTGAGGTCCTCGAGCGTCTCCGCCTGGGGAGTTTCCCCCCGGGCCCGGTGAGCGGCGAGAATAACGTCCTGAGAGCTCGCCGGCGCGCCTATCTCCTTGAGGAGTTGCAAGGCGCCTTGCATGAGGAACTTGTCGTCGGCGGTCTCCTGTCTCAATCGGGCGATCTCCTCGCCTGGGGATCCGGCGGGAGGTGTCGCGCCATCCTGTGCCGCGATCCATGCTTTGAGAACGATGAGGACCTCGGCACGCTGAGCGTTCGAGGCGAATCGAACGGTCCCCTCCGGATTGAAAAAGGGAAAGGTGAGGATACAGAATCCGGTCCCCTCCGGTAGGAACTCACTGATCACCTTGCAAAGGGCGGTGACGTCGGAGGCGTCGAGGTCCTTGTCGTCTCCGATCATTGACGCCGGCGTCGGCGTAGCGGCCGCGGTGAGTTGCTCGATCGTCGGAGCGTGCTCGTTGAATCCGAACGTCGGGACAGGCGCCCATCGTTTCCGCCCCGTCGGGATCCTGATAACGTTCATCGGTCCGTTGCCTCGTTGCGTCGGTTCGGCCCCGAACATAATTTCGGCCATTTCGACCTCGAGGACGGGTTTCGGCGAGTCCTTGAGATACATCGCCCATCGGAGGTTTGCAGTCGGGAACCATTGTCCCCCGTTATCGTTTTGCGGTTCTTTTGCCATATCTGTTGATCGGGTTGTTTGAAGGCTCAACGCTCCATTGCGCGAACCTGGGAAAAGTCACGTCCCGCGGCGCGCGCGGCGGCCTCGAGCGAGGAAACGCTGTGATCGCGCCCGAACGTCTCGAGGAGACGCCGCCGGAGTTGCTCCGTGTTCACCATAGGGAGGCGAGGGGGGAGCGGGGAGGTCGTTTCGATTGTCATGCCGTAACAATGCGCCTTTTCCGGTCCGCTTGCAAGGGCCATTTCAGGCACTACGCAATTTTGCGCATCGGAGTTAGATCCCCTTGACCCGCACCCGGCGAACGGAGCGATCGACCCGCATTGTTCCGTAGGTGATCGCGTCAAAGGCGTGATCGTCGGCATCCGTGTCAACGTCCTCAATGTCGTCCTTGTCCCTGGGGAGGACGGGGATCGTTTCGATTGCATGCCGGCACGTCGAGAAAAACCGGATCCCGGGCATTCCTTTCGGATCGAGGCGGTTCGGCGCGAGGAGGCGGTGAAGGTTTTGCACCCGGTGAACCCGGGATCCTGCCCATTTCGGCGACGGTGAGACCGGGAGTCCGAGGGCCTTGAGTTGATTCCCCCGCGGCGTCGTGCTTTGCCCAGTGTTCGAAAAGGCGGCAAGGTCCATTGTGCAAGGAACCCGTGTCATTAAGGCGGCGTGTCTCATGACCTGATCCCGCTCGATTCGAGGGATCCTCGCCTCGATATTCTTGACCCGCTCCGCGAACTCCTCCGGGAGCATTCGCGCGCGGTAGAGCTCCGCGACGACGTAAAGCGTTTTGATCTCCGGATCCTCCGCAATCCAATAGTAGGCGGCCGGCGCGGCGAACCCGTCGTCCGCTCCCGCAAACATTTTCCAGTGAGCGGGGATCGGGAACGGTGCCATTTCGTGAAGGTGCCTCCGCCATACTTCCCCGTACATCGATCCGGCGACGATATCCCAATCGCCCTCTTTCATCGCCCGAACGAGGACGGGATCCCCGAGGGCCTCGAGGCGATCCGCATAATCGGGATCGTTTTCGAGCATCGCGGGATTGTCCTCGAGGCGGGCGGGGATATAGACCCGCCTCATTCCGCCCTCCGCCTTGTCCTGTCTCACGATC